GGTTAAAAAAGTAGAAAGAAAAACATGAAAATTAAGCTACTCATACTCGTTACTCTACTAGCTCCAAGCCTAGCGCAAGCCGAAAGGTATCAGATTTGCACAGGCCAATTCGCTTTTTGCGGTGCATCACACGCAGTACCAACAGGTAGAACAATTATAGTTAATACACCTACTGGCAAGGCCAAGTTCAGTGAGGCCAAGGCCCAATGCCCCGTAATAGATGGCCCTGCTATAGCCGATGTACTTGGTGGGAACATGGAAGGTTCTTGTGAGCCTTCTGCGCCGGGTCACGTTTGGAGTCTGTTCTATCCGTTTTCTGAAGTTCAGCAGTGGCCTACTTGGGAGACTCTACCCGTAGTTCCACGCACCTTTGTTTCCGGCCCAACTGCCAATTCCAGCAACATGTTTAGCATGGATTGCGTTCTTGGGGAGGTTGTTGAAGGTCTGCTTCTATCTGATTGTTACGGCCCTATCAATGAGAACCTGCGTGGCGGTGTTGTCACATTCGGCACTGAGATGCTGACCGCCGCACCAGATAACGCCACTTTCCCGGTGTCAGGGCCGCTTCCATGAGTAGGTTGACAGAAATGTTACGCTTACATGAAGGGGTAAAAGAACGCGTTTACCTAGATACAGAAGGGCTTGAAACTATTGGCGTAGGTAGAAACATTTCAAAAAACGGTTTAGGTTTATCTGACGATGAGATAGACTATCTGTTGGAAAACGATATTTCCCGCGTAGTCAGTGAGTTAGGCGGTGCATTCAAGTGGTTCTCTGGGTTAAACGAAGCTCGTAGAGATGCCATTATTTCATTAGGATTTAACCTTGGTTTGTCGAGGTTGCTCAAGTTTGAAAACGCTTTAAGGTCAATGGAAGAAGAGGACTTTGAAGAAGCGGCTAAACACTTTTTAGACAGTCGCTGGGCAACTCAGGTAAAAGGTAGGTCTATTGAATTGACTGACATGATTAGGTCTGGGGAATATGCCGCTACAAAAAATTCAACTTAAGCCCGGAGTCAACCGGGAAGTCACCAGATACGCCGCTGAGGGTACGTGGTATGAGACGGATAAAGTCCGTTTCCTTAGTGGTATGCCCCAGAAAATAGGCGGTTGGGAGCGCATATCTGCGAATACCTATCTTGGCGTGTGCCGCTCAATGAAAAACTGGGTAACCCTTGCTGGGCAGAACTTAGTTGCGGTAGGCACGGAGATTAAATACTACTTAGAGCGTGGTGGCGCTTATCTCGATATTACTCCCCTCAGACTTACAACAGGCGCTGGGGATGTTACTTTTAGCGCTACCAACGGCGACGCTACTCTTACCGCTACTGATACAGGACATGGAGTAGAAGTTGGAGATTATATATCCTTCACTGGGGCGGTTTCTCTTGGAGGCGTTATTACTGCGGCTGTGATAAACCAAGAGTACCAAGTTGCTACAGTAACAAACCCCAACGTCTACACCATCGAAGCTAAAGATACTGACGGCGATACAGTAACTGCTAACGCATCAGACAGCGGTAACGGCGGCGGTTCCGTTATAGGGTACTACCAAATACACCAAGGCAATCAGATAGAGCTACCTACCATAGGGTGGAGTGCGGGCGCATGGGGTGGTGGCACATGGGGGGTAGGGGACACAACATCAGTTCCGATGCGTCTTTGGAGCCAGTCTAACTTCGGTGAAGACCTCATATTCGCCTATCGTGGTGGGAGTTTATTTCTTTGGGATGCAACTAATGGCACAGAGGCTAGAGGCGTTTACCTGACTGTTGGGGGCACAGATGTACCAACTATTGTAAATTACACTCTTGTTTCTGATATAAGTCGATTTGTCTTCGCTTTTGGCTGTAACCCCACTGGTTCTGCCGTATTAGACCCTATGTTAATTCGTTGGTCAGACCAAGAAGATGCGTCTGATTGGGGGCCATTAGCTACTAACCAAGCCGGTAGCCTACGTCTTTCAAGCGGTACCGAAATAATTACGGCTCTACAATCTAGGCAAGAGATACTAGTTTGGAGCGATTCAGCCGTATATAACCTACAGTATTTGGGCGCTCCTGAAGTATGGGGTGGGCAATTAGTAGGCGACAACATAACTGTAGCTAGTCAAAACGCGGTTATTTATGCGAACAACACTGCATATTGGATGGGTAAAGATAAGTTCTATGTATACGACGGGACTGTACAAACGCTTCCCTGTAGCGTTAAAAGCTATGTATTTGATGATTTTAATTTTGAACAGACCGATCAAGTTGTTACTGGTACTAACGAGCGGTTTGACGAGATTTGGTGGTTTTATTGCTCCAGTAGCTCTACACAAGCCGACCGTTACGTTGTCTATAACTATGTAGATAATATTTGGTTCTACGGCAGTATGTTGAGGTCTGCGTGGATGGACTCTGATTTGCGTGAATACCCATTAGCGGCTACATATAGCAATAACCTTACTAACCACGAAATAGGGCAAGACGACAGAGAAACTAGTACTCCAACAGCAATTACGGCTACGTTAGTATCGGCAGAGTTTGATTTAGATGAGGGGGATAAGTTTATGTTTGTATCTCGTATCTTACCTGACGTCTCGTTTACAGGCTCAAGTGCTGATTCCCCCGCTGTTTCAATGACGCTCTCCCCCATGCAAAACTCTGGTTCAGGATATAATTCTCCACTTTCAGAAGGGGGAAACAGTTCGGCTACAGTAACGCGTTCGGCTACAGTGCCGATTGAGCAGTTCACAGGGCAAGCTTATATACGCTTAAGAGGGCGGCAAATGGCCTTTAAGGTTGAATCAGATGCTCTAGGCGTTGCATGGAAACTGGGCTACCCCCGGTTGGATATGCGCCCAGATGGAAGAAGGTAGCGGGTTATGGCAGTTCGGAGCGCTACAACAGGTTTAAACACAGTCGCACCCGCACTACCTAATGCGCCTGTAGAGTACAAGAAAGGTTACTTAGACAAACTAAATAACATACTTAGGTTATATTTTAACCAACTAGATACTTCAATAAGGAACGCTATGGCTACGCAAGTACCATATAACTTACAAGTCTCACAGGGTAGCGTGGCTGGCGCTACGTCTTTGTATAAGTTTGGCTATAATGCTGACGTTGATGCAACCGAAGAGACTATATGGAACGAAGGTGGTGACTACGCGTTTCCAGCAAGTGCGGCAGTTGTGTATCTTTCTAGTAGTAGTGCCGCTGATACAAGTGCAGGTACAGGCGCACGGACAGTTACAGTAGAGGGATTGAATGCAAGTTACGTAGAGATTTCTGAGACTGTAGCTCTAAACGGGCAAACACAGGTAGCTACAAGTGCTTCTTTTTTACGTATTAATAGGGCTTTTGTAGTCACTGCGGGATCAGGTGGTACTTCGGCAGGGGTAGTATATGTAGCTGTTTCTGGGGTCTCAAGTGGCGTACCTACTGGCGTGGTGTACGGTAATCTAGGTACAGGCAACCAAACACAGTTAGCGGTGTATACCGTCCCTGCTAATAAAACTTTGTATATCGACACGCTTATTTTTACTGGGGCTATGTCAACCGCAACCGAGTATGCAACAGCGAAGTTCAACACAAGGGAATTGGGTGGTACTTTTAGGACACGGGTTATCGAAACCATCCAAAGTAACAGTAACCTTATCCCGTTTGCGTACCCCCTATCTATACCTGAAAAGACAGATATAGAGTGTCGAGCCATAGCGTCTGCGGCTAACAACGAAATTAGCGCTTCTTTTGAAGGCGTGTTGATAGATACGGTGGCAACGTGAAGAATGTAGAGAGGAAGTCTTAACATGGCCCTAAAACCCACAGGTAGCGCAGCGTACTACGCAAAAACTTTAAACCAACCGCAGCGTCTGTTTGACTTCGGAGGTGGGCTTGGGGCTATCACAGCCATAACCAACTATGGGCGTAATAGAGCAGCAAGAGCAAAAGCAGAGCGTCGGAAACAAGAAAACCTTCGTTTGCTTACTCTGGATGAGATGACAAAAGCTGGGATAGACCCATTTGATATATACGATTTAGGGAAAGTTGAGTCTACTATTGATCCTGTAGAACAAGCAGAGTTAGCTTTAGCTCAACAGGAGATGGATATTCTTAACCCACCTCCAGAAGTAGCAGAGGGTTACGCCGCAGAGCAAGCAATAAAGGATTGGCGTGCAGATAATCAAGACCTAATGGATATAGTCTACAATGACTTCTTAGGCACAGGGTTGGACTATAGCGACTATAAATCAGGGCAAAAGGGGGATGGCGACCCTACCCCTGAAGGTTACGTGAGGGATTCAGGGGGGTTTTACCGCAGTAAAGTGCCAACAGACAATGGGTACTACGTTCTTAATTCCGAGGGTAAACCAGTACTTACTACTCCTCCCCTAGTATCAATCCCTAAACCCAGCCCCAATGGCGGTGGTGG